TAGGCTTTCTGTAGAAAGACAAAGTTAGCGGGGGTTATAAGGTTGCTAAACTACAACAAAGCGTTTAACATCAAAAAATGAAAAAAGCACCCAAACAAATTATTGCGTTTTTGCGTAATCCAAGCACTTGGAACGCAGATGCCTTTGAAACCGCCATCAGGAACGAAGTGGAAAATTCAACGGGTGCGTTAACTGCATCTGATGAACTGCTAATTGGTTCTTTGGTTTTGGTGGTGGAAACTTTGGTTCAGGCGCACATTGGATTATTGGAAAATGGCGCGATTTACCACTACAACGCGGGGGATGCACCAAGCCCCTATTACAAGATAAGAACCGAATCAATGGACAAAGCGATAAAGATTCTTGCCGAACTAGCATTAGTGGCAAGGGGTCGCCCAAAGATTAAAAACAAGGCATCCGAAGTAGATGAGTTATTCGCAACTGCTTGAACCCGCTTTTCAATATGCTAGGGGCGTAACCCTTGGCGACATTACCGCTTGCGAAGATGTAAGGTTAGCCGCCCAACGATTCCTAGATATGGTGGAACGGCGGGATGCGCCTTATGAATTTGTACCCGAAAAAGCCGAACACATTTTAAAGTTTGCCAAGTTTTGCCGCCATGTAAAAGGCGCAGATGCGGGCAAGCCTATCCAACTGCAACCGTTTCAAGTTTTGTTTCTTGCCGCTATTTACGGGTTCAGGGATAGGAAAGATAAAACGATTCGTTGGGTAACTGATGTAATTTTGTTTGTGCCGCGTAAATCAGGCAAGACAACTTTGGCATCAATCATTGCACTTTACGAATTACAGTTTGGCGATTCGGGTGCTGAAGTTTTTACTTTGGCGACCAACCGCGAACAAGCATCGATTTGCTTTGATTCATCTAAAGCCATTATTGAAAATATGGTGCATGAGTTTCAGCAAAAGTTTGTTGTTTACCGTAGCGAACTAAAGAAGGCGGGTGATTCCACTTCTACTTACCGTGCGCTATCCCGTGATAACAGAAAAACAGGCGATGGTAAAAACCCATCGTGCGCGATGATTGACGAAGCCGCGCAGATTACCGAACGAAGTTCTATTGAGGTTCTGCATAGCGGTATGGGTGCGCGTAAGAACCCTTTGCGTATGTACCTAACTACCGCATCGTTTACCCGCGAAACTAAGTTCTATGAAGATTTAAACCACTTGCGAACGGTGCTACGCGGCACGGCAGAAGATAACTACCGATGGTTTGGTTTACTGTATTCCATCGATGCGGGTGATGAATGGTCAAACGAAGAAACTTGGGCTAAAGCCAATCCTATGTTGGGCATATCGGTAACTACAGAACACATTAGGCACATGGCGCACGAAGCGCAATCTAAGCCCGCAAGCCTTAACGAATTTCTTTGTAAGCAACTGAACATTTATGTTTCAGCAAATAGCGCGTGGGTTGACCGCCGATATTGGGATGATTCTGTATGCCCTATTCCTGATGACAAACCTGAATCAACTTTTATTGCGTTTGACTTGGCATATAGCCGCGACTTAAACGCGGTTTGTACTTTGCACCGATTTTTAGAAGAAAAGTTCTATGCTGAATTCCAATTCTTCTTACCCGAAGAAAGTTTAGACCTAATCCCAAATCACTATAAATCTATCTTTTCACAGGCGCACCAAAGCGGAATATTGCGGCTAACGCAAGGTAATGTAACCGACCTAAACGAAGTAGAAACCTACATTAAGCAACAATGTATTAAGTACGATGTAAAGGAAATTGGCTACGACCCGTACAACGCCGCGTCATTGGTTGCTAATTTGTATTCCGAAGGTTTACCCGTAAAAAAGGTTGGGCAAGGTATGGCGGTTCTATCTAACCCGTCTAAAACCGCTGAACAATTGATTTTGAAAAAAGGAATAATGCACGATGGCAACCCGTTCGTTGGTTGGCAACTAGGCAACGCCGAAGTTTATACGGATGTAAACGGAAATGTCAAAGTTCGTAAGAATGAAGCCGATACATCCGCAAAAGTTGACGGAATTATTGCAATGATTATGGCTTTGCATTGCCATCTAGACAATGTTTTTGTTTCTGATACATTTGGGTTTAGAAGTTTTGAATGGTAAACCATCAAGAAATTGGGTAAAAACATGGCTATTTTCGACATTTTCAAGCGTAATAAAGACCAAAAAAACGAATCAAATGTATTGTTTGGGCAATCTGCGCTAGGCAATAACATTGTTTATCAGGGCAATAATAAGAACCCTAATGTCAATACTCAGATTCTTTATGTAACCACAGGCGCAACGAATAACGCGGGTCGCCCCGTGGATATGTCATTGCTTACGCGCAATAGCACAATCATGGCTTGCGTTGCGGCTAAAGCCCGCGCCCTATCCCAATTGCCTATTCGCGTGGTTAGCCAATCGGAAGATGGTACTTATGTGGATGCCATTAAATCTGAACTGGTAGGCGCACGGGATAAGGCAAAAGCCAAGCAAGTGGCAAACCTTTTGGCGCAACCTAACCATTTCCAAAGCACCTATGAATTTTGGTATCAATGGCTAATGTGGTACGAACTTGCGGGCGAAGCATTTACCCTTTGGTGGAGAAAAGACCAAAAGAGTACAACGGAAACCCCGTTAGAAATGTACCTTTTGGATTCAACTTTGATTGCCGTAACAATCACCCCTGCGCGTTACCCATCGTATCGTTTGAGTACGCCCGCTTACGGTTTTAACCGTGATGAACCGCTTAACTTTAACCAAGTGATGCACATTAAGGAAATGAACTGGCAAGGTTCTGCGGGTTTTAACAAAGGCATTTTGGCGGCAGAACTGGTTTCGCTAGACCAAGATATTGACCTTTACGCCAACTACATCATGCAGAACGGCGCAAAGCCAAGCGGAATGTTCACTACCGAAAGTGTTATTCCTGATGGCAAATATAAGGAAATTGCCGCCCGTTTGAAAGAAGCATGGTCGGCAATGGTTTCTAGCCGCCCAAGCGACCCAAGCAAGGCGGGTCAGGGTATGTTACTTGACCAAGGCATGAAGTACACCCCGTTGGATATGCTGACCCTACAGGATACCGATGCGGCTAAGTTAAAAGAACAAACCATGAAACGGATTTGCGGTTTGTTTGGCGTACCCGCGGCAATGATTGGTATCGGGGATTCCAAGTACAACAATACCCAAACTATGATGGATGAATTCTATAAATCCACTATGTACCCAACTTTAATTAACATTCAGCAGAAATTAAAGCAACATTTGTTTGTTGGCTACCCTAATTTGTGCATTGAATTTGATACGCGCAATTTCTTAAAAGGCGCACCGTTAGACCAAATGAATTTTGCTACCGCGGGCGTTACAAACGGGATTATGACCCCCAACGAAGCGCGTGAATACTTGGGGATGCCCAATATGGATGGGGCAGATGAATTGATTGATAAGGGCGGGAAAGATAAGCCGATTATCGGAACATCTCCCCAAGATACGGGCGGTGGTGGTGGAAACCAAACCCGCAAAATGAATATCGGCAAGTAAAAATAAATTGTCCACTATTTTTAAATTAGTGATAGCATCCTTGGCAACATATAAGCCAAATACAGAACCGCCCCCTAAAAGAGGGCGACCCCCAAAAACAATATATGACATCGACCGAACAAAAATCGATGAGGTAATCTATGACCGTAAAAAACCTGATGATGGTTTGCGAAGCCAAATTAGTTTTGGAAAAGCAGGGCGAAAGCACAGGAAAAATTGAAGCAACCGTAACTACTTGGGGTGCGCGTGAAGGCGCAGACGGTAGGCGGTTTAATTATCAACCCGAGGGCTTCATGCAATGGGCAGAAGATTTTTCTAAATCAGGTCGCCCCCTACCCATGTTTGTAAATCACAATGCGGATGCAATCCCCGTTGGTCAATGGGATGCGTTCGAGTTTGACGATACAGGAATGAAAGCCGAAGGGCGTTTGTATGTCAATACTACGATGGGTTCTGACCTTTACAAAGTAATGCAAGAATCGCCCGAAATGTTTGGTGGCGTTTCCGTTGGTGCATACGCTGAAGAATACCAAATGGTAAATGCTGATGGCGAACCCGACCAATCTGATGAAGCATATTTCCAAATCACAAAAGGCGGCTTACGCGAAGTATCCGTAGTTATGTACCCAAACAACCCACAAGCAGAAGTTAGTAAGTTGGAATATTTCCGACCCGATGGTTCTGCGGATTTAAAAGTTTTAGAACAAGCCTTGCGTGAAGTTGGGCTATCTAAAAAGGATGCGGTAGCCGCCGCATCTACATTCAAAAAGGTGTTAGAACTGCGCGATGTAGTTACAACGCCTATTGAAATTGCGCCTATTCTGAGTGAATCAGATGCGGAGGCTACCGAAGCGGAAATTCTCGCGGCTTTAGAAACCCGTGAACTTCTTAAAATTCTTGATACCAAAATTAAAGGTTAAATCATGTCACAAGCAATCATTGAAAAACTGGATGCTATCGAAGCCAAGCAAAGCGAAAGCATTGCCGCCGTTGAAGCAAAAATTCCCGCCGCCGTTGAAGCAATCAAACTGGAAATGCAAGAAACCATTTCTGCTTTGGAAGCCAAAGTAGCATCTATTCAAGCCCCTGCAATCGTCAAGCCCGCTACATCCGTGCGCGGCGATGTAAACCGTTCTGTTAAAGAACAATTGGTTTCTTTCTACAAAAGCAATGCCCGCGTAGAAAAAGAACTGCAAATTTTTGCAGACGAAAGCCAACGCGATGCGTATATGCGCGAGGCATCAGCATTGACGGGTTCAGGTAACAACCAAGGTGGTCGCACCGCTTATGACCCCGTGTTTGCCGCTTTGCGTTTGGCTAACCCCATGCGCGGTTTGTCACGCACCGTAGCAACCGATGGTTCTTCTTATCAATTCCGTGTCAAAACTGGTAATGCAGGTGCGGCATGGGGCTATGCGATTCAGAACAACGGCGCGGATACAACTGAAAACACAAGCATTTGGCAATTAGTTTTGCAGGACTTGAATGTTCAGTTCCCAATCCGTACCGCGGCTTTGGATGACATTGATGGTTTGGAAGCAAACGTAGTTGACGATATGTTGATGGAGTTTTCGCAAGCCGAAGCCTTGTCAATGATTCAGAACAACGACCAAGCGGCACAATCAGGCACTAACCCATACGGCGGTACAAATGGCTTGCGCGGTTTAGACCAATACGCGGGTGCTAACGCTACCTATGCGGGTGGTACTTGCTCAACTGCATCATTTGGAACAAGCGGTACGGGTTCTAATACTGGTTTGCATAACCTTGCTACTTACGACCAAATTACCACTAACGCAAACACCGTTGGCGCAAACAACATTTCTTATGTTGACGTAATCAATACTATTTATGCTTTGCCACAACAGTATTGGACACCCGACACTAAGTTTATGATTAGCCCAATTTTGTTGAACGCTATTCGCGCATTGCGTGATACAAACGGCGCACCAATCTTTAATCGTAACGAAGGTTTGTCGGTTGAAGGTATCGTGGGTAATTTGTTGGGCTTTGATGTTGTCGTTAACAAGTATTGCGATAATCCATCACAAGCAACTACTGGTTCTGCGGGTACAAGTTCTTTGTATCCAATGTTCTTTGGTGACTTTACACGAGGTCACACAATCATTGACAGATTGAATATGATTATGCGCCGCTACGACCAAACGGCCCCCGGCTTTATCACATTCTTTGGTGAAAAGCGTTTGGCTACATCAGTTCGTGACCCTAACGCCTTGATTCGTTATCGTTCAACTGGTACTGCTACTTAATTGCGTTGCCATTAGCGGGGGGCGAAAATCCCCCGCTTTTTTTAAACAGGAATTCAAAATGTCAATCACCGAAAAAATCTTGAACGGAATCAAACAAGCCATCACCGAAGGCGGCAAAGTAAACATCGACTTGCGCGAAGCAAGCGCAATTACTGGTTCGGGTTCGGGTGTCGGTGGTAATGTTGTTTTTGATGATGCGTTTGCGGCTTTGCGTCAAGCAAACCCTTTGCGTCAAGGCTCACGCCAAATTACGGTTACGGGTTCTGATGCCCAATTCGTTGCCAAAACTGGTAACGCCGCAAATTCTACAAACCCTTGGGGTTACACATTTACGCCAAATAGCGGTTCGCCTAATGTCGATACTTCTATTTGGCAATTGCCCGTGCGCGTATTGGTTGCACAATTGCCAATCAGAACGGCGGTGCTAAGTGATGTTAATGGACTTGATGCAACGCTTGTTGAAGATTTGGCCCTTGAATTTGCACAACTTGAAGGGCAATCAATGGTTCTTAATAGCGACCAAGCGGGCAGTACAACTACATCAACTGGTGCTACTAGCGGCTTGCGCGGTTTGGATAGTTATACTACTGGTGCTTCTAGTGCTTACGGTACTAGCGGCACGGCTATTACAAATGGTATTCATACTATCGCTACGGTTAGTAATGGCGGCACTACGGTAACTTATAACAAAGTGGTCAACATGGCTAACGCCTTGCCCCCACAATATTGGTCGCTAGATTCAACTGCTTGGCACATTAGCCCCGCAATGATTCAAACATTGCGCCAATTAAAAGATACCGCGGGTTTGCCTTTGTTCTTGGAATTAGGCGAAAAAGATGGTTGCGCGATTGGTCACATTTTTGGTTGGCCCGTTATCCCTAACGCATACCTTTCCGCAGATTTCCCAATCTACTTGGCAAACTGGAATCGGTTTTTGACAATCGGTGATACCGAACAAATGAGTATCCAAATGTTTGAACAAACACAGGCGGGTTTTGTGACCATGTACGCAGAAAAAAGAATGGTAAGCACCGTGCGCGACCCATTTGCGGGCGTTCGTATGTCTGCCGCCTAAAAGGGGGCTTGAATGTCAGTAAATAGCGATTTACTAGGTGCGCCTTACGGGGCATCTACCCGCAATCCGTTCAGTTATGTAAAAACAGAACAGATTGACCGTGATGTAGTTACGCCTTGGTTAACCTTAGATGAAATCACCAATCAAATAAATTTGTTTGAAGATGAATCCCAAGATGGTTATTTGAAAGCATTAGAACTTGCGGTTCGCCAAGCCATTGAAGATTATTTAGGTCTATCTATTTTTTCAGTTACCTACCGTGTTTGGTACGGTGCTGAAAACTTAGCCGCATCGCCCGTATGTTTGGATTTGCCCGAAGTATCGCAAAACCAATATCCCGATATGTCAGGCGTGACAATTGAACGCGTAGCGTATTGGGATAACAGTACACCGCCCGTTTTAACGGCGGTTTCTTCTAGCCAATACTATTACGATGCAAGCGGCAACAAGGTAATTATTCAATCGTTGCCTACAACCATCAATAGCCAAATGACCGCGCCGATTATTTGCGATTACACGACCGCACCTAATCCGTTGCAAACTTATCCCGTTATTAAGCAAGCGGGTTTGTTGTTGTTTACGCACTTGTATAACAACCGTAGCAATACAACTGATGTGCAGTTAAAAGAAATTCCGTTTGGCGTGGCTACATTGCTACGCCCATACAAACCTTTGGTGATGTAAATGGCAATTGCACGGTTTGAACAAATTACTGTTAAAAACCTAGCGTTTGCTAAAACTGATTTTGGCGAACAAACAACCGCGCAAACCGATTGGTTTAAAACCCGTGCGCGTGTTCATTCCGTTGCCAACAGTTTAAAGATTTCTGAAAAGTACCGCCTTTATCAAGATGTAGTTAATTTCACTTTGAACTACACGCCTAATACGCGTGAAATGGTGCGTAACCAAAACTTGTATTCAATTACCTACAATGGGTTTGATTGGCGTATTGATAACATCCGTGAATCCGATGATAGGATGATGGTGGTTATCATTGCTTACAGAAACGACCCAGTAACGGCGGTATAAATGGCAACGCAACAGAATCCAGTACAGTACGGCAAAGCGATTCAGTATCAACTGCAAAGCATTGTTACGCCCGTACCCGTGTATGCCGCCTTTAACCGTAACTTTGCAACGCAACCCAAATTCATTGTTTGGATGCTACGAAATGTGCATCAAGATGTTTATACAGGGCCAGTTCAATCCGTTAAGGGTATCGACCGCCCAACATTTCAGATAAGTATTTTTACGCAAGTAATAGAAGATGGTTTCACTATTTCCAATCAAATACTACAATCGCTACATGGTTATAGCGGTTTGTTTGGTGGTGCAACAAATGGTTTTCAGATTGCTAAAGCAGATGTTTTTTGGCTTTACAACACTTATGACAATGATGAAAAGTTAGCCCAAATTTTTCTTGATTGCACCCTAGATATTCCAACATAAGACAACTCAACAACTTTTGAAGGAACTTTTAAAATGGCACTACCAAATAAAATAATGGCGGGTTTTAGCGCGGCGTTGTATGCCCAATCAGGCGCAACCCCGACCGCACTAACCCTTACCCAACTTTCAACCCTTGGAAATGTTGCACCTATTGCGGTTATAGGTAATCTAATTCCAGTTGAAGCCGTACCCGCATTTGGGCAAGATGATGCCGTTGCTAGTTTCGGTGTAGCGGGTTCGCGTCAATCTGACAAAATCCCAACGCAATCCGCACCTACATCGTTAAGCGTTACCGCCGCTTGGAATCCTAGCGACACAATGCTTTTGCTGATGCGCGGCGATGCCTATAGCGGCTTGATTGACCGTACTTTTGTAGTTAGTGCTACCGAAGGGTCAAACATCGTTTATTACGCCTTTAACGCCCGCGTAAGCCAGTTTACGATTGATTCAAGCCCTAGTGCTGAAGCCAAATGCAATTTCACCATTCACCCCCGTGGAAATCTCTACGGTTGGTCTAACAACGCCTAAAGGAATATCATGGCAATACCAAATAAAGTTTTAGCAGGGTTTAGCGCATCGTTGTATATGCAAAGCGCGGCAACGCCTACACCACTTACAACGGCTAACCTTTCCGTATGGACAGGGCAAGTTACAACCATCGTAGGCACGGCGGCTAACGGTACTGGCGGCGCGGGTGTTTTGTTGCCCGTGGAAGCCGTACCCGCTTTTGGTCAAGATGATGCGGTTGCATCTTTTGGCGTGGCGGGTTCACGCCAAAGCGATAAGATTCCTACGCAATCTGCGCCTACATCGTTAAGCATTACCGCGGCTTGGAATCCAAGCGACACCGCGTTATTGCAAATCCGTGCTGATGCCTACAACGGTACGGTTGACCGCACTTTTGTGGTTGCCGCGGTTGATGGTGCTAATACGGTTGCGTATGCGTTCAATGGTCGCGTTTCTCAATTCACAATTGATTCAAGCCCAAGCGCAGAAGCAAAATGCAACTTTACAATTCATCCGAGGGGCAACCAATACGGTTGGTCTAATAACACATGATGACCGTAGAAGATGCCGTAGAAGTTCTAAGCACTACCTACCAATCCCTAGATGCGGTTGCACAAGGAATGGTAGTAGATGTTGAAGAACTAGAAGATGCCATTGCCGCCGCCGAAGCAGATTCAGTAGAAGCGGTATGTTTAAAAGTTCTAAGTAAATACAATAAATAATATGCAAACGACAATAAAAGACAGTAACGATTTGTTGAACTTTTTAGTAGCCCAATCCGATTCGCGTAAGGATTGGTTTGGGTTTACCGCACAAAAATTAACTGCTATTTCTTTGGCGCATGACATTGCCGCAAACCATGCGGATAAGTTTACGCCCGATGAAATTGTTGATTATGTGCATACGCTAAACAACGCGTTGTACCAAAAGATTATTAAGCCAATGGGTTAATTATGTCGGGCGTTACCTACAAAATTGAAGGCTTAAAAGATGTACTAGCCGCGTTTGAGGAACTAGCCGCAGATATTGGCGACAAGAAAGCGCGAAGCAAGATTCTAGTACCCGCGGCACGGGAAGCAATGAAGCCCGTGTTAACAATGGCTAAGATGAACGCCCCTAAAGATAGTGGCGACTTATCTAGGACAATGCAAATTGAAGCCCGCCGCCCAACTAGAAAAGACATTCGTTCTAAATACATCACCGAAAAAGATACGGTGATTGCTTTGGTAACAACTAAAGCATTTCCAAAGAAACTTAAAAAAGAATTCTACGAACAAAATGCGGCGTTGTACGAATCAGATAAAGCGCAATACAACCGCAATTTAAAAGAAAGAAAAAGGCAAGTTGGCGTTCTATCGGATGCCCGTGCAATAGCACAAGAATTCGGCACGGCTAGAAATGGGGCGCAACCGTTTCTACGCCCTGCTTTGGAATCCCAAGCCAATCAAACCGCCAAGCGGCTAGGGGAAATTTTAGCAAGGCGAATCAGTAAATACAGGATAAAAAATAAATGACAAAACTAAGTTCGGCATTTGGTGAAAAGTACCAAGCAAAACGAAAAGACCTTTTAACCCGTTCGTTTGTATTGAATGGGCATACCTTTAAGGTTCGCATCCCTTTGGTTATTGAATCGGATGCTATCTATAAAAAGGTTGCTAACCCTGATGAAGAAACAATAGAAAAAATCTACCAAGAAATTACCGCCCCATTGCGGCAGTTTGAAAGCAACCAAAACGAAGATTTTGAATTTACCGATACTGATATTTTGGTTGAAGGGCGTTCAATGCGCGAAGCCGCCAAGAACAAAGCCATCACCGAAGCCCGTATTACCGAATTCTTTAAATTGTTAGTTCCTGAAATGGAAGGCGTAACACTTGAAGATTTGACTTACGCGGATATTGAAGAAGAATTCCCTATTGCCGTGCAAATGCTAATCGTGGAAAAGATTGGCGAAGTAATTAGCCCAACCTACAGGGAAGCGCGGGGAAACTAATAGGCTCGTTGAAAAGCCAATGCCTAGCCGCAATGATTTTCAACGGGCATACCCTAGAAACAATTGAAGAATTAGACGATGTAACCTTGGCAAACATTCAAACAATGTATGCCGATGGAATGATTGGGAATTACGGCGTTCTTACGCAATTAGCGACCCTGACAAACGGGGTATTTAACTATATGCGAACCGCAAATTCACCGCCATATAAACTAGCCAACATTTTGGGTAGTGCGTATGATTACATCTACCCGCCTTTATCTGCTGACAAGCAAAAGGCGGCAGTAAATGATAGCCTTTTAGCATTTATGCAACAGGCGCAAGGATTTGATAAAACATTGTTTGGGGTAAAAGATGGCTAATATGATTGCCCGCCTTGGTGTAGCCCTAGGCATAGATACCGCGGAATTCAATAGAGGTATTGAAGCCGCGGGAAAGAAATTAGAAAAGTTTAGCGAAGCCGCCGAAAAGTTTGGCAAGATTGGTGCGGTTGCCTTGGTTGCCGCTAGTGCCGCCGCACTTAAATACGCGGATGACCTAGCCGATGTAGCCGAAGCCAACGAAGTAGCCATAGGAACGGTTCTACAGTTATCTAACGCCCTTGCTAATTCAGGTGGTAAAGCCGACAACGCGGGCAAGATGCTATCGGCGTTTGCCAAGTTTATTGATGATGCCGCGGGCGGTTCAGCAGAAGCGCAGAAAACCGCCAAAGCGTTAGGCATTACTTTGCAAGACTTGGGCAAACTTTCCCAAGAAGAATTGCTAAATAAACTGGTTGCCAACCTAGCCAAAGTTGAAGACCCGATTACCCGTAGCGCAAAACAAATGGAGATTTTCTCCAAAGCCGCCAAGGGCGTTGACATGGTTGGCTTTGCGGAAAAGATGGCGCAAGCCAATCCGCTAATTGAGCAACAAGAAAAAGCAATCAAAGCCGCGGCAGATACATACGATTTGTTGGCGCAAACATCCCGCGATGTAATGTTAGTTTTGGCTACGGAACTAGGGCCAATCCTAAAATCAACCATTGATTACATAAAAACAATGAGTGACTACGGCGTGTCACTTGGTAGCATTTTTAAAGTTGTATTCCAAACGGTTGCGGTTCTTGGTGCTAATGTTGCATTTGTCTTTAAAGGCATTGCTGATGAAATTCAGCATACCTACGAAAACGCCGTTACTTTAGTTACCAAAGGCGTTGATGCGGCAATAGCAGGGAATAAAAAATACGATGCCTACCGCGCATCACAACGCCAAAACTTAGATTTCTTTGAATCGCAAGTAATGGGGACAAGTTACGGGCGTAGTGGCGTTGATGAACGCCGTACAGATAATCTAAAATCAAAATCTAGTGGTGGTGGCGGTCGCCCCGTAACTGCGGCGCGTGATAAAGATGCTGAAGCCGCAGAAAAAGCAAGATTGCGGGCATTAGAAAAATACTTTAATGAACTACAACGGTTAGACAAAATATTATTAGATGTTGCGGGCAAAGAAAATAACGCGTTTACTGATTCATTAAAACGAATTGAAGGCGATGAATACGCACTAAAAATAAAGAACGGCATTTTAGATATTGAAAGAACGACAAGGGATATGCGTTCTGAAGATATACAACTAACAAAAGATTTGTATTTAGAAGAACAAAAAAGATTAGAAAACATTAAGGAAATTGAACGCAACAATCTTTTGACCATTGAAGCAAAAGAATATTTGGTTGCACAAGAAAACGCATTAGCCAATGCAACCGAACGCTATCTACGCGCACAAAACCAAGCGGTTAAAGCGCAACGCGAAGGAACTGCTGAACAAGGCTTTATGAAAGAAGGCGCAAAGTTTTTCCGTGACTTGCCAACCGAATTAGAAAACGGCGCAAAGGCTTTTGGTTCTGTAATGGGCAACATGGAAAGCGCGTTAGATAACTTTGTTCGCACGGGAAAGTTATCGTTTAAGAGTTTGGCGCGTAGCATTATTCAAGATTTGATTGCTATTCAATTGCGGGCATCAGCAACGGGTTTGTTTAAATCATTGTTTGGAATGTATGCAAGCGGCGGCTTTGGTACTGGCAACGCGTTTGGCAATGCTGACCTTGGCGGGTTCTTAGCCGATGGCGGTTCGGCTAATGCCAATACGCCTTATGTGGTCGGGGAACGCGGGCCTGAACTGTTTGTACCGCGTTCATCAGGTACAGTAATACCGAACCATGCTTTAGCGGGCGCGGGCGGTACTACGATGGTTACAAACAACTACATTAACGCCATTGATACCAAATCGTTTGAAGAACGCCTATACGGTAGTTCTAACGCGATTTGGGCGGCAAATCAGTATGCCAATAAATCGTTGGCGGTGAATAGGGGTCGGGCATGAGTTTCCAAACCATCTTTGATATACAACAATCCATGACGGTAAACAACCGCCGTATGGTTGGACAACAAGTAGCGCGTTCGGGTTATATCACCGTAGCGCAATATCTAACCGCCGTGCCTTGGGTGTTTACGATTCAACCCCATGCCTACCTTTACTATCCGCAAGTTCGGGATATTATCCAAACCATTGATAACAGGGATAGGCAATTGCCCGAACAGATTAGTTTTGCAAGTACAAATCTACAATGGTTTGTAAAGATGCGCGGAACTGCTACGGCGGCAACCCTAAACGGCGCACCCGCGGCAAATACTCAAACACTTGCGCTAACTTCTAACGGCACATTTAAAGCGGGCGATTTCATTATGATTAGCGGCTATGTGTACAAGATTACCGCGGATAGCGCGGGTTCATCGGTAGGCATACACCGCCCCTTGATTGGTACGCCCGCATCGGGTACAACTGTTTTCTTGGGAACTGCTTGTACATTTAATGTTGTTGCAGAATCATGCCCAACATATACATTAAACCCAATGACCGATGGCGCGTTTGTGCAATGGGATTCGCCATTTGTTTTTAGAGAATACATCGTATGACAACAATTAACGCGGTAACTGGTTATCAAATCAACCATGCGGAATTTGTAAAACTTACCGTTGGTAATGCGGGAACTGTTTACACGTTCTGCAACGCCGCCGCGCCTATCACGGTTGGCGGCATTACCTTTTCAAACCTTGGTGCGCTACTTAGCGTTGGCGATGTTCAGCGCGATATTAAGGCTACATCGGATGACATGGCTATTCAATTAACGGGAATAAATCCAAGCAATGTAGCGTTAATTTTAAGCAATGATATTAAAGGTTCATTGGTAGAAGTATGGCGCGGGTTCTTTGATTCAAACAATCAAATTATTACTACGCCAACAACCCAATTCTTTAAACGCTACCAAGGCATTATCAATAGCGTTTCTATTACAGAAGATTTTAATTCTGAAGCGCGTACACGAATAGCAACTTGTTCTATTTCTTGTTCATCAATGCGGCGTGTTTTAGAAAACAGATTGTCGGGCGTAAAAACAAATCAAAACAATTGGCAATTTATTTATAGCGGCGATACATCAATGAACCGCGTAAGTGAAATTTCAAATACATTTTTTGATTTTGGTTCACCGCCAAAAACAAATACACAAGCAAGCAATACTACAGTAACAGATACAGGATATGTTGAAACGCCATGATAAGACCCGCGACAAGATACGACATACCTAGATTGTTAGAAATTGTAGAGGCTTACGCTTATGAAAACCCAATTAAAAAACTTGGTGAATCGCATAATCACTTTCCCCGCTATGTTGAAGAACTATTGTTTAGCATCATTCAAGGGCGTGGGTTCATTTATATCGATTCGCATCTCAGGGGCGCGATTGTGGCTTATAAAAGTTCTAACATTTGGTCGCCAAAAGTAAAAGAGTTAAACGAATTATTGTGGTGGGTAGAACCCGAACATCGCAATGGTACGGTTGGCGGTAGGCTTTGGAAAGCGTTTGATGAACGCGCAAAAGAAATGCTAAAAGCGGGCGATGTAGATTTTGTTTGCACTTCAATTTCTGCTAACGGCCCGTTGATTGATTACACGCGCAGGGGATACAAATCTCTTAGTGCAACTTTCGTTAGGGAATAAAAATGGTTGCAACTTTAATTGCGGGTTTAGAAATAATTGGCTTTTCAACGGCAATGGCAACCTTTGCCGTTAACTTTGCCATTTCTTATGTTGTTACCCGTGCATTTGCCGATAACCCTGAAACACAACAAGATATGGGCGTAAGGCAACAAGTACCGCCAAGCGCAGTAAACGCTATTCCTATTGTTTACGGCAACGCCTACATGGGCGGTACATTTGTTGATGCGGTTCTGACAACCGACCAAAAAACCATGTACTATGTTTTGGCTATTTCAAGCATTAGCCCTAACGGGCAATTTGCTTTTGATACTGCGGATATGTACTACGGTGATAGAAAGATTACTTTTGATGGTTCAGATTTAACCAAAGTTGTTAGCCTTACCGATGAAGCGGGAAATGTAGATACAAAGATTAGCGACAACCTTTACATTAGCCTTTATACATCTACCGCGGGCGGGACAATTACATCCGTTAATGGCGCATCAGCACCTAGCACGGTAATGGGCGGTTCTGATATTGCCGTTGGTCAGCGTTGGACAGGAACGCGGCAAATGAATGGCTTGGGCTTTGCCATTGTCAAACTAATTTACAACCGCGATGCTGATACGACACAATTACAACCTATCACATTTAAAGTAGCGCATACGCTAAACGGAACAGGCGTAGCCAAAGCGGGCGATGTTTGGTACGACTACATTACAAATTCTGTTTACGGCGGCGCGGTAGATGCGGCGTTTGTTAATAGCACAAGCGCAACCGCATTAAATGCTTATGGCGACCAAACTATTACATTTACAAACAGTAGCGGCGCACCATCTACGCAACCGCGTTACCGAATTAACGGCGTGTTAGATGCGGGACAAACTGTTTTAAGTAACATTGACCGCATCGTATCTGCTTGCGATTCTTGGATGACCTACAACGCGGCGTTGGGTCAATGGTCAATAGTAATTAACAAAGCCGAATCTACGGCGTATGCGTTTGATGATGACAACATCATTGGAGAAATTCGCGTTAGTGCAACTGATATTACAAGTTCAATTAACCAAGTAGAAGCGCGATTCCCGTTCAAAGAAAACCGCGACCAAGCCGCATTTGTAAACATTGAAACGCCTAGCGGTTTACTGTATCCCAACGAACCCGTTAACAAATATTCAATTACTTACGATATGGTTAACGATTCGGTGCAAGCCAATTACCTTGCCAATCGTTTGCTTGAACAAGCCCGCGAAGATTTAATTGTTTCTTTCAGCACAACCTATTACGGAATCCAAGTAGATGCGGGCGATGTAGTTAGCGTTACCAATGCTGATTACGGATGGAACGCTAAATTATTCCGCGTGATGAAAGTTAACGAAGCATCATTACCCGATGGTTCATTGGGTGCAAAGTTAGAACTTACCGAATACAACGCGCAAGTTTATGATGACCAAGACATAACGCAATTTACGCCCGTGCCTAATAGCGGTTTATCATCGCCAGTTTTCTTTTCTGCATTAAGCGCACCTACGGTTACGGCATCCCGCCCAAGCGATGCAGTACCTAGTTTTGATATTCAAATTTCAATTCCCGCAACAGGTCGCGTAACTTTTGGAACTTTGTTTTACACAATAGACCCGTCTAATTCTTTGGCGTGGAAAGTTTTAGATAGTGCATCATCGCCCAACAATACGCCCGTTACAAACAGTACAAATTACACATTTGCAAATCAAGTATTGCCCGCGGGAACTTTTTACTTTACCTACACGGTAGGCAATGAAATTGCATCATCGCAACGAAGCGCAAATAGTGCGGCTTTTGTTTGGTCGCCAACGGGCGCGAGTGGCCCTGCGGGTGAAAACGGATTAACTGCGCTAACGGCTTATTTAGTACAAAGCCAATCAAGTGCTACGCCTACATTTACAACGCCTACAACGGGCGCAACCGCACCTAGCGGTTGGTCATTGTCTGCCCCTGCGGTATCGGTTGGTCAGGTAATGTGGTACATACAAGGTAGGTATAACAGTAACGCGGTAACAGTTGATGGCGTGGCGGCGGGAAAAACCGCATGGACAGGGCCAGTAGCGGCAAGCATCTTTCAAGATATTCGTTCTGACAATTGGAATGGCTCAAATCCGCCTGTTTATGGTTCAGCGGGAACTTACGGAACGGTTGGTTATTACATTCAACAAAGTACAGGCGATGTATTTTTTAACAACGGTATTTTTAGAGGTAATTTGATTGGTGCTAGTAACATTGAAATTACTGGTTCAGCAAAATTTAATGGTGCAGTTACAACTATTGCGGGTACTGCCGCAATAACGGCAAATGTTACTTACGGTCAAAAATACGGAATGATTGCGTTTGCAGATAACGCACCGTACGCCCCTATTATTGAAGCCGCCGCAGTTTACGGGTATGGCGATAACAATGCGTTTGGTGTACGGGGTGTATCTTTTGGTTCAGGCGGTACAGGTGTATTTGGTAGCGGTGTATTTGCGGGCGTTGAAGGCAACGCAAGCGGAACAAGTGGCGTAGGTGTTAAAGGTTATGGCAACGGTAGTGCGGGCGTTGGCGTGTTTGGTTTATCAAATGGGTCGGGCGCGGGGGTTTATGGAATCTCGGATACTGGCCCTGCCGTTTGGTGTAACGGGCCTTTTAAATGGTCAACGTACACATTTGCCGTTCCTACGGGAACAGTAACAGATGTATTGCGCGGTAACGGTACATGGGGCGCGGTATCTATTACAAGTGCAACGGTTACTACTGCGCTTGGTTATACACCGCTTTCAACATCAGGAACTGCGGCAGATTCAAATGCGCTTGGTACTTATGCGCCATCATCATGGGCAAGAATTTTTGTAGGTGATACAGGAACTGCAAATGCGGCTGGTTCTGGAATGAATTTTAATTGCACAGTTTCAGGCGTACAGTTTTCAGGTGCATCAAATACATTAACGCTTCAAGCAGTATCAGATAGAAGATTAAAAGAAAACATACAACCTGAAACACTTGGTCTAAATTTTATTAAGGCTTTAATTCCAGTCACTTACAACATGATTGGACAAACCCGTAAAGCGCATGGTTTTATACATGACCAAGTACAACCTTTGATTTCTGGCAATAATGATTCTTTAAGTATCATCAATCAAGATGGCATGGGCGGCGTTGACTATATGTCATTGATTGCGCCATTGGTTAAATCTATACAAGAACTTTCTGCTCAAGTTGAAGAACTTAAAAAACAGATTCCAAAGATTTAAATTAAGCATTAAAATAACAATACGACAAGACACCATCGCCCGCGGGTACGCGGATGTTCGACCTATGTATAGGGAACGCTAAACATGGCTTTATTTTCTAAGAATGTAATCACGCAAGTAAGCGGATTTGACAACCCCCTAATTACGGGCGAATTGGTCTATAACCAACGATGGTATTGGAATCTAACGATTCTTGATTCTGCGGGTTTGCCAGTTAACCTATCTACGGCAACCATTACCGCGGATATTGCGCGTAGGCAAGTATCTAACCTTATTGATACCCGAAATGGGCTATCTTTTGATGTAGCCAACTACACGCCCCCCCCTGCCGCTATTAACCTAACAATTAGCAACAAGGTTAACGCCGCGGGTTCTTTTACATTGGTAATTGATGACACCGCTTGGGGTCTAATTAACTCTGACCCTCAACTAAAAATTGATGAACAAAACCCCGTTTGCTTTACGGGAAAAATTAAGATTGCATTTGCCGCTAACTCCCCAACGCCCGCCGAAGATAACATCATATTTTTGATGTTCTTGGTTCGTTCGGATGGTGTTACTGTACTTTAAGGGGATTGAAAAATGGCTATTTCTAAAGTTGTCGTAGTTGATGGTAACAACCTTATAGTTCGCATTGACCGCGGCGTTGCGGGTCGGGGCGTAACCGATGTTGAACCCGTTGAAATTGATGGTTCTTTGTATCTTGTTTTTACTTTTTCTGATGGCACTACGGAAACGGTTGGGCCAGTTGGAACAATTCAATACATAGGACAAGCCCCAATTGTCGTAACTGGTTCAACCATTAGTTTAAGCACCGTTCCCGTTAACCTAGGGGGTACGGGTCAAGTTACCGCCAACGCGGGTTTTAACGCCCTTGCACCTACGCAAACAGGCAATTCAGGCAAGTACCTTAAAACCGATGGCACTAATTCCGCTTGGGATTTGTTAGACATTTCTACCGCCGACATTACTGGCGTGTTACCACTTGCCAATGGCGGTACTGCATCATCAACTGCAAGCGGTGCGCGTACTAACTTAGGTTTAGGCACTATTGCTACACAAGATGCAAGTAGCGTTGCTATCACGGGCGGCACTATTACAGGAATCACCGACCTTGCCGTTGCTGATGGTGGTACTGGTGCATCTACTGCCTCGGGTGCGCGTACCAATCTAAACGCCGCTGACCAAGCCTTAACGCTGACCGCGGGAACTGGTTTATCAGGCGGCGGCGACCTTACCACTAATCGTAGTTTCAGCATCACAAATACGGGCGTTACTGCGGCGGCTTATGGTGCGGCATCTAAAACGCTAACGGCAACGGTTAATGCACAAGGTCAATTAACAGTTTTAGCCGATACGCCTATTGCTATTGCCAATACTCAAATTTCAGGTTTGGGTACTATGTCAACGCAAAACGCTAATGCGGTTGCAATTACTGGCGGTTCAATTACTGGCATTACAGATTTGGCGGTAGCCGATGGCGGCACGGGCGCAAGCGATGCGGCGGGCGCACGGACTAACCTTAATGCGGCTAACCAAGCAACAACCATTACCGCGGGTACAGGGCTTTCGGGCGGCGGTGATTTATCTGCTAACCGCACAATCGACATTGCAAATACAACGGTAACTGCGGGCGCATTTGGTTCTGCATCTAACACCCTTACGGCTACAGTAAATGCACAAGGTCAGTTAACCGCATTGGCGGCGACACCGATTGCGATTGCAAACACTCAGGTTTCAGGCTTGGGTACGATGTCAACGCAAAATTCCAATGCCGTAACAATTACGGGTGGAAGTATCACAGGCATTACCGACCTAGCCATTGCTGATGGCGGTACAGGGGCATCTAACGCCGCTGATGCGCGTTCTAATCTTGGCTTGGGTAGTGCGGCAGTATTGAACGCGGGCGTTGCCCTAGGCGTTGCTACGCTAGATGCGGGCGGTACAGTTCCTTTGTCGCAAATCCCCGCTTCAATTCAAGGCGGTGTAAGTTATCAAGGCGCATGGAACGCATCAACCAATACGCCTACGCTTGTATCTAGCGTTGGTAGCAAAGGTTTCTATTATGTTGTTTCCGTTGCGGGCAATACAAACCTTAACGGTGTAACCGATTGGTTGGTAGGCGATTGGGCAATCTACAACGGTACGGCATGGGAAAAGATAGATAACACCGACCAAGTGGCAAGCGTTAACGGTTATACAGGCGTTGTTGTTCTATCTAACACCGATGTTGGCGCGCCTCCAACAAGCCTAACAATCAGCGCGGGAACGGGTTTAACTGGTGGTGGTAGCCTAGCCGCCAACCGCACCCTTTCAATCGCTAATACAACCGTTACCGCCGCCCCTTACGGCACGGCAAGCGCAGTTCCTACATTCACGGTGAATGGTCAAGGTCAACTGACCGCGGCATCCGATGTAACCATTGCGATTACGAACACGCAAGTTTCAGGGCTTGGCACAATGTCAACCCAAAACGCAAATAGCGTTGCCATCACAGGCGGTAGCATCACGGGCATTACAGATTTGGCTATTGCTGATGGAGGTACGGGTGCGAGTACGGCGGGCGGTGCATTAACTAATCTTGGTGCGATTGGTTCTATTACATCTACGGATGGTTCAATTGTTGTAACGCCATCAGGAACAACGGTTAACTTGGCGGTATCGGAGGCATCCCCCGCTTCTACTTTGTTAACGCAAGTTCGTAACACTACGGGCGCAACTTTAACTAAGGGTACTGTTGTTTATATCTCAGGTGCTACGGGTCAGATTTCAACCGTAGCAAAAGCCATTGCATCGGGTGATTCAACATCCGCGCAAACCTTGGGCATGATGACAAGCAACCTAGCAAACAATACAAACGGATATGTAACCGTTTTTGGTTTGCTAGAAAACATGGATACATCGGCATACACCGATGGCGCACAACTTTATTTAAGCGGTACGGTAGCGGGCGCGGTAACGGCTACAAAACCATCTGCACCTATCCACTTGGTTTATGTTGCCGTTGTTGAATACGCGCACCCAACGCAAGGTAAGTTGTTGGTCAAGGTTCAGAACGGATATGAACTTGATGAAATACACGATGTATCAATTGTTACACCCGTAACAGGACAAACGCTTGTTTACAACGCAAGCACCGATTTATGGGTTAACAATACCGTTTCATTAACTGCGGGCGTTAACGGAACATTACCCGTTGCAAACGGCGGTACGGGCGTTACAACTTCTACGGGTACTGGTTCGGTAGTTCTATCTACAAGCCCAACATTGGTTACGCCTTTACTTGGTACGCCTACATCGGGTGTTCTAACTAACGCAACTGGTTTGCCTTTAACAACAGGCGTAACGGGTACATTGCCTATTCTTAATGGCGGTACAGGGCAAACAACTGCTAATGCGGCGTTTAATGCGCTTGCACCTAGCCAAACGGGTAATAGCGGCAAGTATTTAACAACCGATGGTACGGATACATCTTGGGCATCAAACCCATTGGGTACAGTAACTAGCGTTGGCGGTACAGGCACAGTTAGCGGCATTTCATTGTCGGGTACTGTTACTACATCAGGCAATTTAACGCTAGGCGGTGCGCTTGATTTATCCGCATACAACGGTGCGGGTGCATTTACAACGCTTAGTGCTACGGGGACTTCTACGCTTGGTTCGTATGTGGTACTTACAGGCGCAAACACTGCTCTTACTGGTGGGACAACTACAGGGTATTGTTATGTAGGCAATAGCGATTCTACAAACCTTATTCAATTTAATGGTTCGTCACACCCTACTCTTGCGGGGCAGATGCAATTTTTTATAGGTGGTGCGGTTCGTGCAAATCTTTCATCCACTGGATTTGCAGTCACAGGAACACTATCAAGCACAGCAGACGCAACTATCAATGGCGTAAATGTCGGCAAAGGTGGTGGTTCGGGTTTATACAATACGCGAGTTGGTTCAGGGGCTATGTCCTCTTTAACAACTGGGGCGCAGAATTCGGCTTTTGGAACAAGTGCATTAACTTCTACAGATTCAGGCTCAAACAACGTGGGTTTTGGTAGAGCAACTTTACTGTTAAACACATCGGGTGGAAACAATACCGCAATTGGAACGGATGCACTTTTCAATAATTTAACAGCATCCGCCAACACTGCTGTCGGTTATCAATCCCAGTACACAAATCAAGTAGGAACTTACAACACTTCAGTTGGTTATCATTCACTTTACACTTCAAACAGAAGCGATGGTGCTTCTTACAACACAGCAGTTGGTTCTTTTGCAGGATTCTATGCCGCATCCTCTACACAACTTTCCTTGTTAGGATATGACGCAGGATTTTACCAAACAGGTAGTGTTCATGTTGCTGTCGGCTATCAAGCATTAAGAGGTGCGCTTGGTACATCAACAGGTAACTACAATACAGCAGTTGGCCCTCAAGCACTTTTCTCGGCAACTTCTGGCTCTACAAACACAGCCGTTGGTTACCAAGCGGGATACTTAACTAACACAGGTGCAAATAACACTGCGTTAGGCGCGTATACAAACTACAGCAATCAGACAGGTAATCAAAGCACTGCGGTTGGAATGTATGCGCTTTTCTACAATACAACTTCATACAACACAGCAGTTGGCTATTCAGCGGCAATTAACGTCACAGGTACAAGTAACGTAGCAGTTGGTAACGAAGCGTTACAGGGTACAAACACTTTATCTACTGGAAACTACAACACCGCCTTAGGCAATCAAGCGTTGTATAGCAACAGGTCAGCACCTAGCAACACTGCTGTTGGGTATCAGGCGGGGTACTATTTTAGTGGCACAAGCGGGATCAATACTTATGTTGGTACATACGCTGGTTTCAGTAGTACAGGCGCAAATACTGCTGATTATGGAAATACTTTTATTGGCTATGCGGCGGGTTTTTCTTTAGCCAATGCGGGTATAAGTCAAACTGGTATTTACAACACATTTATCGGTACTAGTGCTGGCTATGATGTGACCACAGGCTCCAAAAATACGATTCTTGGTCGTTATAGCGGCAACCAAGGTGGCCTAGACATTCGCACATTGAGCAACTACATTGTGCTGTCTGATGGGGATGGGACTCCAATGGGCTATTTTAATCCAAGCGGTACTTTTATAATTCCCACAGTTGGCGCAGGCTTTCAAAAAAATGGTTCGGCTACTAGTCTTACCCTTGGAACTGGTGACGGATTTGGCCTGTCAACATCTTATGGCGTTCTTGCAATGGATAGTGGCGGTGCAGGATTGGCTATACGGATGTATAGTGGTGGCTATTACACCCCATATATCTTTGGTGCAAATGGCGTAATGTCTGTAGGTGGTGCTACCCCTACGGCAAGCGGTGCAGGCATTCAATTCCCCGCAACTCAATCAGCATCATCAGACGCTAACGTGCTGGATGACTATGAGGAGGGGTTGTTTACAGCAACGGTTGCCCCATCGACATCAGGAACAATCACTTTATATTCTGTTGTAGATAGGCTTGCATACACAAAAATTGGAAGGGTTGTTTATGTGCAAGGTCTTTTAGAAGTAGCAAGCGTTGCCAGTGCTGTTGGCACTGCTGTTCAAATTGGAAATTTACCCTTTACAACCGCTGATTTAGATGAATACGCTGGTCGTGGTGGAACAGCATTTAGTGTAAAAGCCGCAGTAAGGGCAGTAAATATATATGAAAACCAAAATGTAGTAGAGGTCGTTATAGACGCAAGCACCCTTGCTACAGGCGACCAGTTTTATGTTTCATTTAACTACATTGCCGCTTAACCACAAAGTTTATTAACCTGATTGGATTATCAGGTCGGACACTAACCAAAGGAAAATCATGTCACTTACCAAAACCACAACTGTTGACCAAATCACAGTAACCGAAAACGGCATCGTTCTGTATCGTGAGGCAACTCGCATTATGGAAGATGGCAAAGAATTAAGTAAAACCTACCATCGTTCAAGCCTCACTCCCGCACAAGACCTGACAGGCGTTCCCGCTAATGTTGTTGCTATTTGCAATACAGTCTGGACTGCTGAAGTGATTGCGGCTTATCAAGCCCAAATAGCATCTCAACGTAACCAAGGAGCCTAACATGGCAACAACGTTTTCAACCCGCATCACAGCAATGTACACCCTGCAACAGCCTGACCCTAACTATGTGGTCAATGCTTTGTGGGAAGTCACTGGCGTAGATGGCACTAACACTGCCTCTATCGGTGGTAATACACAATTTGATTCTCAGCAATCAGAAACATTTATTCCCTACAACGAATTGACTGAAGCAATTGTGATTGGTTGGATTCCTGAACAACAAATGACAAGCGCACAGGCTTGCGTTCAAGGTCAAATTGATTCTTTAATTACACCGCCCGTTAGCCCTGCAAATACTGCTTTGCCTTGGGCATAATATTTATGGGTAAACCGCCAACCTTAATGGCGGGCTTTTTTTAGGAAACAAAAATGCAAGACATTACACTAACTTTGACCGTTGAAGAAACAAACGCAATTTTGCAAGTGTTAGGCGATTTGCCTACCAAAACGGGCGCATGGAACTTGGTCGTAAAGATTAAGGGGCAAGCCGATGCGCAAATGAAAGCACCTGAAGATGCCATCCAATGATGTTGAATCAAGATTAGATAGCCATGAAGCCATTTGCACATTGCGTTATGAAATGCTTTGTGCAAGGCTTAAACGGCTAGAAGGAATTTTAATCAAGGCTTGCGGGGCTATGCTTATTGGCATGGCGGGCGTTGTGTATTCATCGCTTGTGCATTTGAAATGAAAGATTACGCCGTTGCATTTGTAGCGGCGGTTTGCATTACGGCATTTGTTATTTTTTGCACATACATCATTGTATGGGCAGGGTGGTAGTAAATGCGTTGGTTGCTTGTGGTTTTTCTATCAGCATCACAAGCGGCATCTGATAAGACAGAATATCGTTGTATCCGATGGGCATGGTCGGGTGATGTTTATAACCGAAAGGTTGTTTGCCTTGAATGGGTGAAAGTTGTACGCAAATGATAGACCCCATAACCGCATTAGAAGGGCTACAGAGTGCCATAGCAGTAGTTCGTAAAGCCGCCAAGATTGCAAACGATTTAGGCGGTTTAGCGGGCGTTGTTGGCAAACTATTTGATGCGCGTAGCCAAGCGACCAAGGCGATGGTTGAAGCCAAAAGGTCGGGCAACAAATCCAACTTTAGCGTTGCAATGCAAATAGAAAATGCGTTGATGGAAACCGCTAAGTTGGAATCCCAACTTCAATTGCTTTATATGCAGACGGGCAATATTGACGTTTGGAACAAGATTAAAGCCCGCGCCGCTGAAATGGATAGAGATGATGCCATAGCCGCCCGTAAAGCCAAAGAAGAAGAACAACGCCAAAAGGATTTAGAAGCAGAACAAATGCAATGGGCGGTTGCAATTGTTGTTCTTGTTATGTTGGTTGGCGCGGTAGGTTGGGGGCTTACACAAATTGCCGAACTATGCGCTACGACAAGGTGCGGGCGGTGAATGAGTACCAAAAACAATTTGAACTATTTTGTAAAGTATTTGTTAGGCTATGTATTGCTATATGGGTGCTTGGTTTGCTGAAGTTCATTCCCGATGCTTTAGCAGATAAGATTGTTAATAAACTTCTTGGAATGATTGGACTGTAATGCTTTCACTATTTTCTACACTTGGCGGTTTACTCATTTCGGGTTTGCCTAAACTACTTGATTACTTTCAAAACAAAGCCGACCAAGCGCATGAACTTGCTTTGGCTAAAATGCAAACAGAACGCGAACTACAGTTAGCCGCCGCAGGGTTTGCCGCACAAGCGCGTATTGAAGAAATCCGCACCGACCAAATTGCAATGGAAACAGAAGCACAAATGACGGAAGCGGCACTAAAGCATGATGAAAAGGTTTTAGAACGCGCTTCTACTTGGGTTGCTAATTACGTTGGCACGGTTCGCCCAACTGTTACCTACATTTTTGTTTTTGAACTTTGTGCTATCAATGCTTGGATTGCGTACTACATCTATACGCGCCCTAGCCTTGTGCAAAACATGGATGATTTAATTCGTTTGTCCGACATTATTTTTAGTTCGGATGAAATGGCTATGCTTGGCGGCATCATTGGTTTTTGGTTTGGTTCACGCGGGTGGAACAAGAAATGAAAATCAGCAAAGAAGGCGAACATTTAATGCACTTCTTTGAGGGCTACAGAACGCGCCCGTATCGGTGTAGTGCCGCGATTTGGACAGTAGGCTACGGTCACGCAATGTATAGCGACCAACTAGCCTTGCCAAACATTCGTAAAGAAGGCTACACGGGTTTAATCCGTGGCGACTATCAACTAAAAGAAGGGGATAACCGTGCGTGGGAAAAATCGGAATTGGTCGATTTGTTCAAAATGGACATTGATATTTTTGAACGTGGTGTTCTTAGACTTAGCCCTAATTTGGTTGGTCATCAAAGCAAATTCGACTCTATTGTTTCTTTTGCATACAACGCGGGACTTGGAAACTATCAGCGTTCTACCATTCGCATGAAAGTAAACCGCGGTGAATGGGATGACGCGGCTACTGCGTTTATGTCATGGACAAAAGCGGGCGGTAAAGAAGTAAAAGGTTTAGTCAAACGCAGACAAGCCGAACGCGCTTTGTTTCTAAGTTGATTCCAAATTAAAGTTTGAATTCATTGCTTCTTCAAGATTAAAGTATTCTTTAAAACATTCTTTAAAGTAAAGTTGTTGTTCACCGTAGCCAACTAACTTGCGGTTGTAAACAAATACTTTCTTTGGCAACCGCATTTGCCCGTTAATGTAATTGATGCCCTTTTGAGTGATGCGCCAATAACCCGACCCGCGAACTTCTTTGCTATCGTTTGGGTGTGCTTCAATCAATCCCCAATAGCGCATATTGGTAAAAGTTTTAGCCCGCATAAATTCGCGTGGTGCATTTTTAGCCGTGTTTACCCAACCATCAATTGCGGCACTTTTGTAAATCCAAATCAAGGCTTGGGCGTTCTTATGCGTGATGGTGAACCCGTTGTACTTGCCAAAGCGTTTACAACATGGACAATTACCGCCATCGTTTTGCAGAACTTTTAAATAATCTGCGCTAATCTTTGCCAAATATTCTTCTTCAAACAAATCGTTCATTTTGTAGTGTCCTATAAGGTGGGGGTACTGGCGTTCGCCCGACAGAATTGTCGCGTTTTCCCCCCGTGTTACTTAGAAGGGCGCATCCATATCATCAAATACTGGCGCGGCTTGGCGTGGTGCTGATTTAGGTTCTAGCGGCGGTTTAGCACTTAACCAACCATCCCAATTAAGCGGCACATTGTCAATCTTTAAACTGATGCCCTGCCCTTTATCCCATAGCGTTCCCACTTTGGCAAACCTTTTTTTATTGTTGCCTTGGGCATCGGTGTATTCGCCCACTACGGCGATTAAATCTAATTTAGTTGACATGGTTTAATCTTTCATTCAGTTTACTAATTTTGGTATCTAGTTCGGCTAAGAACTTAACCACTTCTATTTCTAGCGTTGCCGCATATTCCGTATCAAATTCAACGCGCTTAACAAACACTTGTAACCCGTTTGGCAACCGTGGGTCAAACGATACGAAATCGCACCAAGCCCGACCCGTACAAACCATTTGCCATTGCATTTGGGTTATGTACTTTGTCGGTACTTGTTCGCTAATCAATGTGTCGATATGGGTAGCGGTGTTAGGGCATTTAATTTCAAGTAACCCAAACAAGCCTATCAAGCCATCAGGCGATGCCCCTGCGCGTTCAATGCGTGGGTGCTGAACATACCCTACTTCATCAACCAAAACATCGGCTACGGATTCATAGGCGGCGCGGGCAAGTGGTTCGGTTTCCGTACCCCATTGCATAGCCGCATTTGTGTACGATTCTGCAACCGTGTTTGTCATGCGTTCGCAAATCAATTGCGCCATGTAGTTTTCGCGTGATGCTGAATAACCACTTTTGGTTTTGGCAATTACATCAGCAACGCGGGATGCCGTGACATTACCCAATCGTGCGGCAAACCATTCGGGCGTACCTTGTTCAACTTTTTCAATCATTTTTTTTCCTTAACCCATGTGCAATCAAAACAAACTTTCATCATCCAACGAACAAACCAATTAGGTTCATCCCCTTTTCTTGGGATGTATTTCATTCCGTAATTTGTTTCAGGTTTATTGCCAAACATATAGCAAGCCCAATCAGAAAATTCAGGTACATAAAATTTATATTCACCCTTTGCTTTGTAAATGTCATTATCAAAACGGATTGTTCCGATAGTTGGTTGTTCATCCATTGTTCTTACTCCTTAATTTTGATTCAATGGCGTTATAGACTCTCATTTTTGTGTAAACATTTCCATTCATTGCACTTTCCCAACAATCAAAAAGTTCATCATCCGTTAAACCAACCCATGTGCGTTGCGCTAACTTTTTATCCAATTCATCGCATCGTTGACACATTTGTTCCCACAATGCTTTGTAATCAACTTTTTCAATCATAAGAATTTCCCTTTTGCGCCACATTACAGTTTTGCTTTAACTTTATCTTTGGCGGCAATCACTTTCTTTTGCCAATCAGCATTGCCATTACAAGCGGTGTATGCGGCTTTGTAGGCGTTCTTTAAACTATCTTGGTCGGTTGATGCCTCAATAGCGGCTAAGTGGTCTATAAGGGCAGTTTCATTAACATTCTTTGCAGGGATGGTTGCTAACGCGCCATCATCATCTTCAGGGGCTATGCCACAAGCCGCCATCAGCGAACCGCGGCGGGCGTAGGTCAATGCCGACATATAAGCGGGCGGGTCATTTTTGACTACAGGAAATTGCAAGATGCCACATTCAAGCATTTCGCCCGATTCGTGAACAAATACAGTTTCAACCATAATGCCGCCAACGCAATCGTAAGACTTTTGCACAAGGGCAATGCCGTTATTGTTTAACGCGTCTATAACCGCTTCAACGCAAGCGGCAAGGTCAGCGTACTTGTTTTTAAAATGCGGGTTGTAGGCGTTCTTTAAAGCGGGTGCAAATGCTTTTTGTGCTTGCACCAATGCCGTGGCAATTTGTTTCATTGTTCAATTCTTTCTATTTGTTTAGCAATTAACCATTTGTCGCCTAATTTACGAACGCTACGCACCCATTGGCGTTGATAGGAACGGATAACTTCAGGTGGTGCATCGTAGGATGCAAACATAGCGCGAACGCGTTTTAAGAATCGTGTGTTCATGCCTACCCCCGCCATGCCAGTAGTACACCGATACCGCCAAAGATGACGATTGCCAAAGTACATTCAATTAAAGTAGTAATGATTTTGTGTTTCATGTTTTGTCTTTCATGGGGGACTAAGCCCCCGTTTTTTTTAGTTAAGAATTAAACGACCAGTTAAACCGAATGATTGCAAACAATCAATTGCGTTTTGGATTGCTTCTTTGCGGGTGTTACCAAAAAACACGGGCGGCACATTTGTATTGGGCAAAGCGCAATCAAATTCAACAACCCAAGCGGGCGGTACAGTAGCGCGGATGCGGGGGTTGTATTGTTCTGCTTTAAAGTAACAATCTGCTTTAAATAAATTTGTCATTTTGGTTTCTTTCTAAAAGACCCCTGAAGCGGGGCAAAGGTTAAATTGCTTTTTTGGAATCTTGGCGGTTGTTAAATTCAAACTGTTTGCTTGTTACGCATTTAACGCAACGGTATTCAGTAGGTTCGGTTTTGAATTCAGACCAATTAACAGAAATTGGGGTACGCAAGATGTTGCGACCGCAAGCAGTTTTGGAAGCCATCCCATAGCCGCCTTTGTTTAAGTGAGTAACGCGCATTGCTTTTTCTCCTAGTAGTCCCCAAGAAGTTCGGGGCATGGACAAATTCTAATCGCAAATTTGGCTTTTCAACACCATGTTTAAAATATTTTCACAATTTGTTTAAATAATTTAAATTTGTTGCTAAGATGCAACTATGACCAAACAAGACCAAATTCAAGCCGACAAGCAATTGATAGCCTTATTGGGCGGTACTACCGCGGTAGCAAAGCGCATAGGCATCAATTCACCGCAACGTGTTCACAACTGGTTAACTAGGGGAATACCCGCATCAGTTAAGTTGTTGCATCCTAAAGTTTTCTTAAACAAAAGGTTACAAAAAAATGACTAAATTAGAAAAATACTTTCACTACAAATCAATGATGACCGAACATTTAGCATTTGCGGTTGCCAATCAATCAATGCAAGATTCTTTGTATCACTTGATTTGCTATCATCTTTTTAAAGATGCGGCACAAACAGAATATTTTGCTATGTTGCACAATGAACGCGAAATTTTGCATACATTGATGATTCTTTGATACAATTTTTTGAAACACGGCTAGGTTGGACTAATTACCCAACCGAAAAGGATTCCCACTTTTTTCCCTGCCGCCGTTTCTTTTAAGTGGTTTTTTTAAAGTGGAAAAAAATGCACTATTACCAGTTCAATATTGGTGACTATCAAAGTCACACATCGCATCTTTCCGATATGGAAGATTTAGCCTATAGGCGTTTGCTTGATTGGTACTATCTACACGAATTACCTATTCCACTTGAAATAACCGAAGTTGCAAGACAGATTCGTATGCGAACGCATAGCGATTGCATTGCATCCGTATTGCAAGAGTATTTCGAACGCACAATAGATGGATGGGTTCATCATCGTGCAAACAAAGAAATTGCTAAAACAGGCGAAAAAAGTGAAAAGGCTAGTGCATCTGCAAAGGCTAGATGGAACAAGAAGGATGCGAACGCATTGCGAACGCAATCCGATAGCAATGCTACACAAGACACAGTACACAGAACACAGAACACAGAACACAATTCCGTATCTAAAGATACGGGCGTTAAACCGCCCCTAACGCCTGATGAAATTATTTTTGGTTATGGTGTTCCATTGTTAACCAATGCGGGTACAACCGATAAAAGCGCACGGTCATTTCTTGGTAGCCTAAGAAAAGCGCACGGCGATGAAACATTGGTGAACACCCTGCGCGATTGCATTAGGGCAAAACCTATTCAACCTTTGGAATGGTTAGCCAAGGCTTTACCGCCTGATGGCATAAAACCCAAACTTAACAAACAAGAATCATTGGAAGCATCAAACCGCGCCGTTGTTGAAAAACTATTGAAGAAAGAAGGTTTTGTATGAACGCAAATCAAAAAGCCAATTTTTACAAATTAGTTGGCGATGCGCTTGGTTACTGGAAGCAAGATGTAAGCGAATTTACTTTAAATGTTTGGTGGAACGGTTGCCAAGCATTTGAGTTTGAACAAGTGGTACAGGCACTAAGCAACCATGCGACCGACCCCGACAAAGGACACTTTGCGCCAAAGGTTGCCGATATTGTGCGTATCTTGGGCGGCACTAAAACCGACCGTTCTTTGCGTGAATGGGGGCGGGTGTATGAAGCCATGAGTTCGGTTGGGGCTTATACCGATGTTGATTTTGGCGATAGCGCAACCCATGCAAGTATTCGGGATATGGGTGGATGGTCAAAGTTTTGCCGCACCGAAACAAAGGAATTAAGTTATTTACAACATAGGTTTTGCGAACTTTACAAAGCGCACGATGGGCAAACAAGCCATGTACCCGCCTTAATGGGTGATAGGTCGCCTGACGAAATGTTTATTAAAAAAGGGTTGGCTTTGCCAAAACCTAGATTGATAGCAGGGGGCAACCCAAGCAAGCCCCTTGAATTGCATACTCAAATTACGCAAGCATTGGGCTACAAATGACCTACGAAATAGCGATGCGAATATTGGACAGGGTGCGGGATGGGGTTAGTTACCCGCAATGGGTGATACGCAAAGCCTTGGAACTAACTGGCGATATTGATGGACATGGAACACTTTAAGGATTGCGAAGCGCGGGAATGGGTTGCCCGATACCGTAAAAAGCAATTGGAAGAAGGTAGGGGCGAAGCAATCGAATGGTGGAACAAAACCATCAAAGAAATTGCCGCCAAGCGCGGACAAAAAGCCGCTGATGATTTAAAGCAAAGAATGAATGAACAAAAGGATTTAAATGCGATACGCCGCTAGGATTGATGTTAACCAAACGCAAATTGTTAGCGCACTACGCGCCGCGGGTGCTTATGTTTGGATTATTGGGCTACCCGTTGACCTTTTGGTTGGCTACCGCGGGCATACCTTTCTGATGGAATTAAAAAGCACGGTTAAAGGGCGTTTAACGCCCCTACAAGCCGACTTCTTTGAAAATTGGGGTGGAAGTACCTTATGCCGCGTTGATAGCCCTGAAGCCGCATTACGGATGATTAAGGTAATTAAATGAACGCGCCTTACAAAACAGTAGATTTCATTTTGGAAAACGCACCAAGATATGCCAAGGCTAAAGCCGAACGCATCTACCTTGAAGAATTCCGTAAGACCAAAAAAGCATTGCTTATGAAAGTGGCAATGGAAGCGGGCTACGAAAGCGCGGCGGCACAAGAACGCGAAGCCTACGCGCACCCTGACTATCAAGTTTTGTTAAAAGGTTTAGCAGAAGCAATCGAAGAAGAAGAAACGCTGAAATGGAAATTAACCGCGGCGACAATTAAGGGGGAAATATGGCGTACCGAATCGGCTAACGAACGCAATGGCATAAAAGCAACAGAGTAAACAATTTGTTGAAAAATGAGTATTAGTGAATTTATAATCAAACCATGCCGTTACATCACGGTCTTAAAGAAAGTAGCAAATGTGGCCTTTTCCCCCATTTCCAAACCCTAAAGACAAGGGTAACAAAATTCCTAAGTTCAACCCCGAAAACTTTGAAGATTCGCCTTTATGACCCCGTTAATTCGTGAAACTATCAAAATGGCTTTTGACGGTGGCATTGACCCTACTGAAATGCAATGGTTTGATTTGTCGGGTTATGTTGACGATAGAAGCCATGCCGTTACCGAACCATTGATGAAGTATCGCCCGCCGTTTGAAAAAAACATTGTGGTTTGGCGCGGTAAAACCAAAACTCATGCGTCTTATGACACTATTTTTATGGTGGTTGGTACTAACCCTGAAGAAGGCATTGTGGTATCTACATGGAAAGGTGTAACAGGGCGTATGCCAACTAAATTCCCGCCTATGGTTTATGTGGTTGATGGCAATATGTTGCGTTACGGGCCAATAGACGATGGCAAAGAAATATCTAAAAAAATGGCAGAAACAATGCTTTCTTTTTGCGGTATTTGGCTTGAATCGTTAACGCAATCAGTACAAGCGCATCAACCTTTTACAAAATCTACATTTACTAATCAACGAAAAATTAAAGAAGGAAAAATTCCTACTTACGATTGGACTACGGTAATTGTTGAACCTGCTACGCCTAAAAATGAACATCAAGGGGGTACACACGCAAGCCCTAGATTACACGACCGCAGGGGTCATTTAAGGCGTCTTAAAACGGGTAAAACTTGTTGGGTTAAAGCGCACAAAGTTGGCGATATAACCAAAGGTGTTGTTTTTCACGACTATGTAATTCAAAAAGGACAAATATGAGAGATTACGAATTTACCTTTAACGCCACAACTGGCGCGGGCGGTGTAACCGTTACTTGCAAAATGTCATACGAACGGGATGAACACGGCACATTTTTTGAAAACATTGAAGATGTAACCTATGAGGGCATTAGCATTATGGGAGTTCTAACTGATGAACAATTTGCCGAACTAGAAATGGTTGGCGTTAACAAATTGCGGCAACATCTTGCAGAAGAAAAAGACAGGGCGCAAGAACCATGAGTAAACAATGGGGATTGATATTTTTATTTCTGATTGCCTTTTGGGGTTGGGTTATTTTTATATTAAACGGCGGCGTATGACAAAACAAGAGATTATTCGCATGGCACAAGAGGCACAAATGCCGTTTTACTGGCGCACAGGTGAAATTACATATCTTGACAAACTTGAACGCTTTGCCGCCCTTGTCGTTTCTGCCGAACGTGAGCGTTGTGTTGCAAGAGCAGATATTGCATTGCTTGGCGCAGATATAACATTGCGTGATCGCGTTTTGAAGGCCATTAACATAAGGAAACAAGCATGAGTGCAACCCGCTATTGCCACAATTGCACTAACTACACGGCAACCCAAGACTACCCAATGGATGTTTGCAGGTTAAAGCACAAACCAAGATTTTATAGACCACTAACGATGTCTCAAGCCCACACAAGTAATTGGGGTTGGAAAAAACGATGCACAGACTTTGTTGCGTGGGTAAAAAAGGGACAAGCATGATGCCGCAAATAGACATTGGCGCAAGGTTTGCCAATCACAAGTTTAAACTTTGCACCAAATGCGACATAAGCAAACCGCCCGAAGGCGGCATAGAAATGGGCATTAAGTGGATTTGCCAACAATGTTGGAACAAGCGTATTACAGGCAAATACCTAAGACAAAACCAAGCAAAAAATGCGTAAACGCACTAAACGCAAATTTTGGGCATTGTTAGACCCAATCGCGCATGGCATTGTTGGGGCTAGTTACACGCCTAGACATTTGTTAGACAAATTGCGGCTAACCGAATATGCCGCACTTGAATCAATTATCAAGGGTAATGGCACGGTACAGGATTGGCGTACCTTGGTAGATGTACTAAACCTAGCGGAAATGATGGCTAAAAACGGGGTAGGGCCTGAAGTTCTGCCCGTATGCGAGTTAGCCCAAGAAAGCCTACACAAAGCCGCCTTACGCTACCAAAGCACGATGCGTATGGGATTGGATGGGGTTGGCATACAGGCGTTGCGGGATTTACTGGAATATGCCGATTTGCAACAGGGAAGCATCACCCGTGCAGAATTTGAACGCTATGTTCAGAAAACCCGAAATTACATAAAATCAAACGGTAACTTAGTGGTAGAAATTGAATGAGATTCCCCAAACACCAATATATTCGTAGCCCCAACCTATTACGCAACGCCCGCGAAATACCGTGCCAATATTGCGGTTCTGATGATGGAACGGTAGTAGCGGCGCACACCAATTGGCAAGGCGGCAAGGGCAGGGGCATAAAAGCCGATGACAACCTAATTGCAAGCCTATGCAATCAATGCCACATGGAAATAGACCAAGGCAAAGGATTGACCAAAGAAGAACGCCAAAAGATTTGGCTTTACGCACATAAGGAAACGGTGCGAAAATTACAGTTATATGGGCTTTGGCCTAACGATGTTCCACTACCCGAAGGATTATGATGGTTAAATTTCGTGCTGAAGCCGCCCAAGGCGACCCCGTGATGCAGTTTGTTATGTGCCTATTGCATAGCGTAACCAACGCGCATATCTTGCATTTCAATACCCCAAGTTATTCCGAACACATGGCATTGGGTACTTATTACGATGAAGTAAGCGACCTAGTAGATGGATTCGTAGAAGCGTTCCAAGGTAAGTACGGTTTGCTTACAAGATACCAAGCCGACTACCAATTACCCGCAAGTAACCCTATCGATTACTTTATCTACCTTAAAGATGAAGTGGCAACATTGCGCCGCGCATCAGGATTTCCACAGGATAGCGAACTACAGAACGAAGTGGATACCATTGCTAACCTGATTAACAGTACGCTATACAAACTGCGATTCCTAGCCTAATGCCATCAGTACCAACTAACAGTAAGTGTTCATCATTAGGGTGTAAGAACCCTAGAAGTAAGTTGAACACCTACTGCTTAGAACATGGTGGTATCGACAACATGGCAAGGCGGGATACAGATAGCGCATACCAAACGCCATTATGGAAAAGCATTAGGGCGGTACAGATAAGCAAACAACCCCTATGCCAAGGGTGTTTATCACGCAACATAGTGGCATCAGCAAAGCATATAGACCATCTCTTTGCATGGAAGCACATAGGTAGCCATGCGTTCAGCCGCAACATATTCCAATCCCTTTGCCACAATTGCCATAGCCAAAAATCAGGGCTAGAAAAGCAGGGAATCTACAGGCACTATGCCCAAGATGGTGCAAAAGACTACACAAAGAACGATTATGCATATATGGTGACAAATGCAAATAGGAACTGAACATCAACCCAATGGGGCAAGTGTTGTTTATTGGATACACAAGCCCGAACATACCGACATTACCAAACAAGGCTATGTAGGTATTACGCAAAGCATGGTTAGGGATAGATGGATAGACCATCAAGCCGCATCACGCCGTAGCCCTGATACTAAATGTGCCGTTGTTAATCGCGCTATTCGTAAACATTCCAACTTAATATATGAGGTAGTTTTAGTAGCCGATACCCGTGAATATTGTGAACAAATTGAAGCATTGTTAAGACCTACTAACCGCATAGGTTGGAACATAGCCCGTGGCGGTATGCCCGTTGATACCATGATGGGTGGGATAGCAAACGGTAGGCGTTGGGTTAAATACTGGATAGATAACCCTACTAAAGCCGCCGACCGTTGGTGGAACGCTGAACGCGTAATGCTAGATAGAAAGGCATTAGCACAACGCAAAGCAAGTAAGCCAAAGCCATTTACATCAGATAGAAAACTGGATAGCCGTAACAAATCAGGTTATACGGGCGTTAATTGGTATCGCAGATATAACAAGTGGGAAAGCCAAATTTGTGTTAACGGTAAGCGCATTAAAATAGGGTACTTTGATAGTCAAGAAGATGCCCATGCTAAGTATTTGCAAGCCAAAGAAATATATCTAAGTTACAGGGAAGATAAAATTGATTTGCACAACGCAATTGAGTGGATTCAAGAGTTACAAAGCGGTTATTAATACTAAAGACTTAAATATTTTGGAACGGTTTGAAAG